AAAGATGATGGTATCGATAGTCGGTACCGTGCCCTCGTTGGGGCATGGGTAGTAGCACGATTATTGATATCGTAACACCAATGCTGATAATCGTAGCACGATTATTAAAATTCGTAGCACTAACCGACAAGCTTTAATATATATTATGCATAACAGTAATAGATATTATGAATAGATGATAAGGTTAAGGAATAGATAGAAGAAATAGATAACAGTAATAGATATTATGAATAGATAAGATAAAAAGAATAGATAAGATAAAAAGTACTAGTAACCCATGCTGCGCAGCTATATTTTGATTACAATGCATTTTAATAGCAATACATATAGTATTACCTATGTTATGTATATAAAATGCTTTGTAGATACCTTATAATTGATTTAAGAGGGTATTGTATGTACCTACCCTAATCAATGTTTGCCAATATCACCAACCATTCACTACGATATGCGCCTGTTAACCAATATTTTGTTATGGTTAACAGATGATATATGATGTTCAATCTTTGTTATTGTATTATATGTATTGGATTAGTAATCCAAAGCATTATTGTTTTAGTTATGATTGAAACACCATTAAAAACAAGTGTTTAGTGATATTCATTAGCCTCTTTATTTTTGCTATGCTAACCTATAGCTAATCTTTTTATTTTCTTACCCATGGAGAGAGAAGGGGGGGGGGAGCGGATTCGATGGGACCCTACTTTCGGCTGTGGCTAGTCCCTCTCTACGCACAAAGATTATTTTCATTTTTTCTATAAATTTTTCTTTGACTACCTACAGCCTATGCTTTTGTATTTTTGATCTTATATTGACACAAGATCTTTATTGCTGTTATATATAGAATGGCTTCAAACAACAAGACCGGTAACAGCATGGCATCATGCCTAGGACTTGCTGATTTTATAGAAACTGAAATATTCAACACCATACTGAAAGTAAACAACAAGATAGTTTTGTTTGTAACCGGCAACAGATATGGAAAAACGCGCACTCTCACCAGAAAGGTGGTATACGGGATAATGGGTGTATGCCCAAACCCTGAACATAACATAAGGCCTGGCGATACATGCAGGACGATAAGGATGGGTGCAGAACTTCTCCCCGGAGACAGCGTTAACGAGATAAGAAACACAGTCTATCCACAGCTTAAATATCAACTTCCTGATTATTTCATAAAAAAAGATATTACAATGAGAAATCCTGTTATAGCAGTTTCTCCAGGTCTGGGGGGGGAAAGTGCTTTTGTGGAGTTCGTTTCCTATGGTCAGTCAACTCAGGCACAGGCTGGGGTTGACAGGAAGATGATAGTGATAGACGAGTTATGTCCATATGACTTTTACGAAGAAAGCCTGCCGAGACTTGCCACAACAAATGGTCAGTTTCTTGCTGGTCTTACTCCTGTTGAGGCTGGTTGGATGCATACAGAGATATATGAAAGGGCAAAGATATATATAAAAACAAAAAGCGTTATAGATTTCTTGAAAAAACAGTATGGAATAAATGCAAAAACCATAGAAAAAACAGATTCAAAACAGGATATATGCGTAATACAGGCATCATCAGATGACAACCCATACTTTGCCAGAATGGTTGAAATGAAAAAAAAAGATATAGAAATAGGAATAATAACAAAAGACGATTTTCCTTTCGAGACTGTAGGGGAATTTCTTGATTCTGTGTTTATATATGATGATCCTGACACCATAGCCATGAGAAGATATGGTATATTCAGGCAGATAACAGGAGCGGTACACAAGGAATTTTCTTGGCAGGACCACGTAATAAGCAGAGAGAAATACTTCCCCGATGGCATCCCTAAAAACTGGAAATTTGCGAGGTCCATAGACTATCACCAGTCGGTGCCATGGGCTATGGTATGGATGGCTATATCACCAGATGATGAAGCGTTTGTATGGGAAGAAATGAACCCTGATCCTCATACGTGGACAACGCTTGGAATATGCATGGAAATGATGTCAAAAGGTAAGGATTATGCCTACAGGGTGAACCTTATAGACAAACTTGCCAGCGAAAAGCAGACAAATACAAATACATCTACGACTGAAGATATAAACAGAATATTGAGAGACAACGGGAAATTGGCGTATAACAAAGACTCTCCTTTTGAGTCATGGGACGACAAAACAACAAAAGGAGAAGATAAGGTAAGAGAAAGATTGATTAACTCAAAAACATGTGGTAAACCATTCAATAACATGAAAAAAGTATATGGTGTTGAAAAGAATATACCCACTTTGTGGATTCTTGATAATTGTAGACAGACTTCTCTTAGCCTGAAAAATTGGAAAATGGAATCATGGCTTGAAAGAGATTCTATTGTAACAAAAGACCCGAAAGATAAAAAAGAGAACAAATGGTCTCATTTTAATAAATGCATTGAGGCAATCCTGAAGGATGCAAGGTTCAGGGCTAGCCCGTATGAATATTCTTTTAACAGGGATATAACTGACCCAAAGAGGTATTTTAGAGGAATACACAGAGCTTAAAAGGAAAACCCTCATGCCACTGTATGATTATATATGCAAGACATGTAAAAAACATTTTGAGATTATTGTTCCATTGAAAGATTTTGATAAAAAGATAAAGTGTAAATATTGTGGGAAAAAACTGGAGAAGAAGGTATCTTCTGTCTTTTTTAAGGTGAATTAGATGAGTGTATTGGAATAGTGTATAATTTTTTGGATTCAAAATAATGATAAATAAAAAAGCATTACCAAATCAGGGTAAATTCGGTTCAGCAGAAACATATATCAAAAATATTGTAATAGACAGCGAATACACTACCGCAAAGTCAAACAATCAGGAACAGTATGCCGACTATGAGAGCATTCTTGATATGGTTGAGCTCGTAAGAAGCGAAAAGAACTATGATTGGCAGTCTGATATCTTTATAGGACTTCTTCTGTCTCACATGCTTACAGAAGCTGCTTCATGGGCATCACAGGATTTTTCTTCAAGAGACTTCTGTGATATTTATCTTGAAGGAACCGATACAGAAGGCAAAAAGAAAGCACAAGCGGCAAAAACTGTCATAAACACACTGCTAAACATAAAAGATATCTACCATTTTCAGAAGAGAATAAGAGCAAGGCAGATAAACTGGATATTTGGGCAAGTATACGCCGTTATGTGGTGGGAGAAAGAAACAGTAAAGAAGACAGTACAACCCCCACCAAGAATATCAGAAGTAGATGGCTACGATGAAAGCGGAAATCCTGTAAAAAACAGAGTTGAAACGGCGCAAGATCCGGTAGAAACCGAAGAAACTGTAGTAGATAGGGTAAACTATGACGTTTTTGATGCAAGAAACGTATTTACTGACTTCACTTATTCCTATTCAGCCCAGCAAAAGCAATGGATAACGTTGAGATCTGAGGCAAGGTGGAGCAAAATAAAGAATGATGCAAAAAGAATGCAGTATTTTAATCTAAATATTGTTGAAGAAAAGATACTCGGTTCTGGAAAGGATAAAAAAGTAAAAAATTCCACAGAAACAACAACTTCTAAGGAATCATACAACAAACTAGGCGGAGCATACGGGACAAAAACTGATTTTTTCAGGAAAATAGACCCTGTAGTTGATGTCCTTGATAGATATGGAACAATATGGGCAGTCGTTAAAGAAAGGGACGAAAACGGACTGCCAGTTATAATAGAACCGGGATATGACGATTCGGGACGTATGGACGAAAAAGGGGAACTGGTTGAGTCTATTATAACATTTGTAGGTATTGGTGAAGAATATACATTGATTGGATTCAGGCCAACCTGGGCAATAGATGCAAAAGGAAGGCCATATAAGCCAATAATCCGTGGATGGTGTTATATCCACCCGACAAAAGACATAGGGCTTAGCGACGGAAAGAATGTAAGAGAAATGAACATTGCCGCAAACGATACCTTTAATATATCAAACGACAGGGTTATGCTTTCTACTCTTCCAGTGTTGGTCGGAAGACGTGATGCCATTGAGAATAACCCAACCGTGTTCATAGAGCCTGAAAATATCATCCTTCTTGAAGATCCAATGAGAGATTTAAGAGAAATGCAGATATCAGACAATATTGGTGGCGCCCTTAACCAGATGGGGTTTATAAAGGCAACAACGTCTGAAATGGATGCCATATGGCCAACAACGATGGGTGGACTTCCGGAAAAAACATCAACAACGGCAACGGCCGTATCTGGAGCTGAAACCAGAACGTCTGCAAGGGGTAACCTCAAGGGGCTAACCTGGGCGTATACATTTGACCTTGAATTTTATCAGATGATTCTTCAAATGGCATATAGATTTGCTGATAACGATACCATAGTAAAAATACTCGGGAAGGACCTATATCAGTATTTCGACCCAAACGCAGATTACACGTATGTTGCTCTGTCTGCAAATCTTGAGCAGGAACACTCAAAAATGAGAAAGGTGCAGACTTGGAGCCAAGTTTCTGGTAACATGAGTGCCCTTCTGAAGTTTATTCCAAAAGAGACTATTCCATTTTTGATTCATATTTTCGTGGAACAGTGTAAGCTCCTAGGAAGTGAATTTAGAGAATATGGAGAAATGGTACAAAGTGCGTTACTTGCAGAACCACAAACCGATGGAGATGGAGCAGAGTCCACAAAAAGTGGAGAAGAAGCCCCGGTAAGTAATCAGTCTGGGGTTGAAATGCAGAGTGGAGAAATGGCCGCAAGAAACATGACGGTTGGCGGATAATGACAGGAAGAGATGATAAGCTAAAGAGCATTGGAGAGCGAGGAAGGGCAAGGCTTGCCATGATAGAAAGGTTAAAGCCCTTTATTAATGCGATGGACACTGTACCATGGAAGGAAATATTTGAAGAAGATGTAGATCAGCTATCAGCTACATTTAATAAAATATATGAATCTTTAATAAACAATGGAAGTGCCGAACAGAAGGATGTTATAAAATTGCAGGTTCTTGATGAAAAACTTAAAAAGATATACGAAAAATGGGAAACATATAACAAATGTATAAATATTCCTGTAAAATAATTGTTGACATGTTTAACAAAAAATAGATTATATTATACAAACATGGAAAAATTTATACTTATAATAAAAGAGTACATTAAAAACGGCACGTATGGAAGTATAGAGGTACGTTTTGAGGAAGGAAGAATTATAAGTATAAAGAAAATAGAAACAATAAGGAACATTGAATAGAAGCACAACGTATCTGAGAAAAACACCATAGCGTATTAGAGCGCATTAGGAAAGAACACCAGAGCGGTATTATTGATATTTTTATCAATATCCCGCTCTTTTTTATTTAAAAAGGAGAGTAACAATGATTGATGATTCTGATGATCTGGGAAAACAGATAGAAGACGCAGAACGCCTTATTGGTGAAGTAAAAAAAGAAACTGATGCATCACTGGAACCCTTCGTTCCTGTAGAGCCCTTAAATGTACAGGAACCGGTTATTGAAGAGCCAGAATTAGAAGATGAAAATGTAAAACTCGTTAGAAAGGTTCAGACACTTGAATCTGAATTAACTGGTAAAATGAGTAAAATTGATGAAGCCCTTGAATTTCTAAAGAATAGAATTATTGAAAACCAAAAAGAGCCAGAGCTAACGCTTGAGCCAGAAGAAGAACTCCCGGACGACGCAACTCCCTATGAGATAAATGAATATTTAAAGAAAGAAAGGGCAAGAATCCTTGATGCATTAGAACAAAGAGATGTTTTAAAGGCAAGAAAGGCAGAAGAAGAAAAAAATAGTTATTCAAAAAAATATGCCGAAATGATAGGGACCCTCAATCAGGACATTACCCCTGAAGTGTTCAAGGCAATGACAGACACGAAAGATATAACATACAATAAAGTCATAACTGGTGACCCTGAAAAAGATTTTTATATTAACTACAAAAATGCAACAGAAAATATCTATAGTAGGGAAAACAAAAAAGTTGTATACGGGAAGGCATCGAACGTCCCAACCGGAGTAAACGTACCAAACTCAACAATTGTTTCTGGAAAGTCGTTTGATAGATCTAAACTTTCTCCACTTGAGCAGGAAGTTGCACGTATGCTTTCAGACGAAGACCTTTCGTCGTTGAGTGTTAATTAATGAATCAAAGTAGATTTATACATTATGACAAAAGAAGGTTACCAAGAGAAAAGAGAACTATAAGTGTTTTTGGAGCCGTATCTTATATAGATGGACGTCCCGCAAAAGACCAGTCAAATAAGCTATTCAGATGTTGGAACTGTGGTTTTATATGTAACGAACTTCACAACAACATAAAAACAGGTGATGGGGAAGGATATTATATTACAGATAAACCAGATACTCCGTCTATTTTAAATATTGGAGCTTCTGCATATGAATTTCCAGAATCAGACAATACTCGAGATGTTTCTATAGGAATAGAAAGAACATCTACTGCATATCTTATGATGGAAGATTGTATGGAAGAACCGGTTACAGTAATTCACAATAATGATTCAGTTGTCACGTCTGGATGTCCATTTTGTGGAACAAAACAGTATAGGTAAAGAATATAAGGGAGGTTGTTATGGGATTTAGGGTTGGAAGTGGAATACCTGATTCAAAAAGTGAATGGATACCAATCAATACAGTTGGTGGAGCATCAACTATTTACGTAGGACAACTTGTAAAAAATGAAACAGTATCTTATAATGGGGCTGTAGCGCTGGCCGCTGCACAGGGGGCTGGAGACATCACAGGATCACAGCGTATTTATGGAGTGGTTACTGGAACAAACAATTATCCAATGACTGAATTGTTTAATCAATATGGACAATACATCGTTGGAGCAGCTACGCAGGCATCCCAGATTGCAATTATGAAAATGGGAGTAGAGGGAATGCATCCGAAGGGGGATCCTCAACCTCAGGTACAGGTCGTACCGGTAACTGGAGAAACTGTTCTAATTGGAGATATATATAATGGCACATTTGGGAGCCCTCCTCCCACTCTTTTAGTAACTACCGGAAGTGCAGACGGTAGTAGCTTTATCGCAAATTCATGTATTTTTAACCCAGCAAATGCGTCAAACATGTCTACCACATATTGCAGAACAGGAGCAAATGCAGGAATTTATCGGGTGAACTCTGATACAAGTTCAACCAACTGCACCTTTCTTACCGCGTTTCCATATCCCATATCTGCGGGGGATACGTTTGTCAGGGTTCCATACAGACAGGGAGAAACATTATTCGCAAATTTTGGAACTGATGTCCCCGCTTTTTACTGGAATTGTGCAAATTTGAGTACTACCAGTTACTTTGCAATTAATGTTTATGATTTTGATTTAAGATTTCAGGGGAAGGAAACCATTACTTTTTCATTCGTTTCCGCTCCATCATATCCGGTTGGTATAAAAGAGGAGGGAACATATAATGCCTAATCCTATGAATCAGTCAAGATTTCAGGAATTAGTAAGAAAGGGATGGGATAAAGTAACTGGGGATGTTACAGAAGAGCTTCACCAGAGAGAGAGTATGCGTGAAACGCTATTTTCTTCCCAGGGACTTGATTCTGCATATTATGAGAAATATGGTGTAAGCGGTTTGCCAGATATTCCTAAGTTTAATGGTTCTCTTAGCTATATCGATGCTTCTCCCGGTTTTGGGGTAAGGATTGAGCCTGGAGAGTTCGCAGCTGCCGTTGAACTTGAAAGAAAACTCTGGATAAACAATCTTTATCAGGTAATGAAAGACTGGCCAAGAGAATTTACGGTAGCTTCTCACAGAACAAAGGAAAAAGCAGCAATCAAGGGATATGCAAATCTAAATTCAGCTGCATTTGATTTTATGCCCTGGAACGAAGAAGGTGTTCCTATTTGTAGTACACAACATAGGACTAAAAATGCAAATGTTAGTACGCTTAATGGTTTTAGCAATCTAGGAACTTCTGCGTTTAATCCTACTTCTCTTGAGGCCACCAGAATTCTCATGAAAGGGTTTAGGGGTCTTAATGGGGAACTTCTTGCAATTAACCCAGATGGTCTTATAGGCCCTACAACTCTAGATAGAATGT